TTAGAGCCCCGCCTTGGCGGCGGCTGCGCTAAGCGCGCCGGACTGCGGCAACGCGTTTTGAATCGCTCCGTTGACGTTGCCGACGCCGTTCGTCACATTGGAGTTGAAGGTCGAAACATCGACGCCGACATTGCCGGTGGGTAGGAAGAACAGGCCGTTGGCGCCGCCAAGGAAATTGGTGTGATAGGCGAGACCCAGCCGCACGCTTTCCTCGGTGAAGCGCTTGGTTCCGAGATACTGCGCCTGCTGCGCTGCGATGGCGGGAAAGGCCGCGCCATAGAGCAAGCCGGACCCAGCGACAGTGTGCGAGCCCCAGTCGGCGTGGTCATATTCAAGCTTCACCGACCATCCGGGAATCGCCATCCATTCGACGCCGGCCTTGGCGTGCCAGCCGGGGAAGCTCGGGCCCTGCGTCCCATAGCCGCTGGCCACGTTATAGGGGCTGCCCGCATAAACCGAAGAGTCGGTCTTCAGCATCGACGGGCCGCCGCCGACGTAGATCTGCAACGCCGGATTGAGCAACCAGCCGATCTTGGTGGTCCCGTCGAGACGGAACGTCCAGCCCGCGCCGATCTGCGCGACGGACGGAACGAGCCCAAGCCCCGGCGTTGCGAAAGTCACGGTCTGCGTATTGCCGCCCACCGGCAGATCGGCGGAAGCTTCAACGCCGAGCACCCAGTTACCCGCCTGATAATTGGCGCCGATATTGGGGCTGACGATAAAGGCGCGATTGTTGAGAGCGGCGGTCGCGCCGGACGCATAGGCGTAAGGCTGAAACGAAGTTCCAACTCCGCTGTTGTACGCCTCCAGATTCATGTTCGGCGAACTGTCGAAGGCGTAACCGCCGGAGGCGCCGAAATACAGCCCGGTCCATGACGTCGCCGGAACCAACGGCGGCGGCGGCGCGGTTTTAGCCGAAGGCAAATCGGCGGCGAAGGCCGGATTGACGATGGCGAGGACGAGCCCCGCGAGAAAAAAGAAGAAGTTTCGCATGCGGTCACCTCTGCAAGCCGGGAAGCCGCCCGGCGCGGATCGACGCCTCGCTCAGGCGGTCGCGGGCGTAAAATATTCGTCCCACTTTTGTGCGAGCTGGCCGAGCTTTGCGGCCTGTCCCTGCGCTCCGGGACGCTCGTAGAAACGACTCGCGGCGACGCCGGCGTCGTTAGCCGTCGTCGCCGCGAGAATCTGCGTCAGCGCGCCATGCTCGGAGTGTTGCAACTCCCAGAACACGCCGTCGAGCTGCGTTGAAATCGCCGGCAGTTTCGATATGTCGACGCCGCAGCCGGGCCATTGCTTGTCGCCGTCGCGAATGAGCTTGATGCGATCCATGTGCAGCTGATGCAGGCCGAAGGCTTCGTCGTGATCGCCGATGGCGTTCGGGTCGAGCGAGGACTCGGCGTCTGCTTGCGCCAGCATGCCGCAAGCGAAGATGCGGCTCATTCCGCGCGCCCGCCACCAGGCGTAAATCTCGCGGGCGTTGGCGGCGTATTGGGCTTGATCGAGGGCCATCAGACTTCGACCCCCGCAACGCCATGTTGCTCCATGTCGACGTAAGGATCGTAGGTCGCGCCCGGATACCACTCGCCGGAAAACAGTTCGGCCTGACGAAACACCGGCACGCGCTGCACATGATCCATGTCGCGGAAGGAGTGGCGGCACTTCGGCGTCCCCCAATCGCCGCCCCAGATCAGCCCGTGCTTTTTGGCCAGCGCCTGCAACAGCGTGTAATCGGCCTTCCAGTTCACGGCGCCCGTGGGGCCGGCGATTCCAAGATCGCAGGCGACGCCGTAACCATGGCACCCGACGTTGCGCAGTTCAGTCGCGTGTTGGTTATAGAGCTGCAATTGGCGACGCGAGGAGCGGAAGGTTTCGAGCACAATCAAATGATGATCATGCGTCGCCGCTTCCGCGATCAACGCGGCGACCGCCGCGCGCGCGCCGGGCTCCAAGAGATCGGTCGACTTTTGCACGTCGGCCGAATGAAACGCCGGCGATTTGGCCAGCACGTCGGAATAGAACGAGGCCATCACGGCTCCTTTCGTATTGAATGTTTTGGCGCGAGGGGCTGGATTCGTGGGAGAGCGGCGTCCGGCGATGCGGATGCGCGACAGTCAGGAAGCTGATGAACGGACGCTGCGGCCCGCTCTCGCTCACTTCCACGCGATCACCGCCAACGCCCCGCACGCGCAAGCAAACAGGAACGCGCCGGCAAAGATCGCGACAAGAGCGCGCGCTAGGAAAGCAAGCTCGCGCATCATCGCTTCCGTCCGTAAGTTTGATTTTCGCTATGCAGATCGCAATATTCGCGCACAAGGGCGAGAAAATCGGCGCGGCGCATGTTCATGCCAAGACAAACGGCCTGCACGCAGGCGAGCCAAATGTTGTGATCCATCAGCCAACGCGAGATGACGAAGCGTCGCCATCGGCAAAGCGTGACGTCGTCCTGTGGAAGCGGCATGGCGCGAGCCTACAACGCCCCGGCCCAGCGCAGCGCCAGAGCCGCGCTCGTCAAGGTCAGGCCGGCGTAGCCGAATTGGATCATCACTCCTTCGGCGAGCGCGCGACGTCGCGGGCGGCGCGGCGGCTCGCCCCATTTCCAAGCGGCATTGGGCCTAGGCTCATGCGTCGCCCAATCCCAAATCAACGCGGCGGCGATCAACGAGGCGGCGAGGATGCACAAGCCGGCGATCTGGAAAGCGTCCATGCGCTCACCTCATTTTGCGATAGCCGCGAAGGAAGGCGATCGCCAGCGCCAGCGCCGCCAAGAAAGCCTTGAGCTTCCAATATCGCGACGCGCTCACGCCGCGCGCGACGCCCGATAGCTGCGCCAGAATTTCGGGGCGCGCGCAAGAAAGGTCGACTCGCGCGAGACCAGCCGCGGCGACGACGCAAAGGACGGCGGAAAGAAAAGCGTCCAGAGCGCGAGCGCAAGCTCGCGGAGCGCCGCCGCGACTTCGATCATGGCTTACGTCACTTCTTGAAGATCGGCAGCAGCGCCTGAATCGTCGCCGCCGTAATGCCGGTGTTTTTGTCGAGAGCGAGGTCGTCTTGGCTGATAGGCGTCAGGTCGACTTCGACAATCGCGGCGCCGATCCTCTCGACTTCGGCGTCGAAGGCTTTGCGCGTTTCAGCGTCAAGCTGCGCGCCGTTCGGCGCGACTTTTTCGCGCGCGGCCTTGAGCGACTTTTGCGCCGGCGCGAGGGCGTCGCTGATATGCGAGGCGTCGACCGCCAAAGCGATGCGAACCGCCGGACTGAAAACGAAAGCGCGATGCAAGATGACATCCTTGCCCTCGTTTTTGGCCGGCTCCTCAAACCCCTTGTCGAGTTGGTCGATCCCGATCGAAACCGAAAACGCTCGGTTGACCGTAAGCTTCATCGGTTCGGCGGAAGCGGCGCCAACGACGGCGAACAGGCCGATGAGAATATAGAATGCGGATTTCATGCGGGCTCCTATTGAGCGGGAAGGTTGGGGAAGCAGAGCGTTCATTTCGGCGTCCATACATTCTGGCAATTCGCGACAGCTTCCGAGTCGGTTCGCTTGCCATTGTGGTCGAAACAGGCGGCGCGGATGCGGTCGAGCGTCGCGTAAGCCTTGTGGGCCGCCTCACAGGCGACGGAATCGGCGCGGCATTGCTCGCGCGTCGGCGGCACGATGGGTTTGTCGACGCACAGCGTCCCGTGAACGGGATGGGAGACCGTGTGCGCGCAAGAATCGGCCAGGGAGGGTGACGCCAGCAGCCCGAGGGCTGCGGCGAGGTAAAGCGTGTGCTCTTTCATGGTTTCTCCTCAGTAGTAAGGAATGTAATGCGTGGTTCCCGCGACGTTGACGACCACGCAGCCAGCAGCGCTAGAAAGCGATCCGCAGGAAGATGACGCCGCCGTTGTTCCGCCATAACCGATTTGGCTTGCGGAGACCGTTGGGGCCGCAGCCTCAGCGATGAAGCCCCCTGTGGAAGCAAAGTTTCCCGTCGCCGTCCAAGTGTTTGACGTAGTGTAGTTATAGTCTATCTTGCTAGACAATCCCGCCCCGATCATGATGACATTGCTGACATCAGAAGACGGATAGACCAGAGACCCTATGACCGTGTTACCGGAACCATGGACTATGTTATATCCGGCGCTTCGGCCAATGCCGACGTTCTCCGCTCCGTCGACTAAGCTGTATAATGCATTTACACCTATTCCTGTATTATATGAGCCAGTGGTAAGTGATGCAATTGCGCTTTGACCGACAGCAGTATTATCCGTTCCGGACGTTATTACATCGAGCGAATTTTCGCCTACGCCCACATTGCTTGAGCACGATGTGCATCCCCCTAATGCGCCATAGCCCAAGGCCATATTCTGAAAGCCAGTCCCGAAATTTGTTGTAGTTCCTATTCCAAGATTAAAGGAGGAAGCGCCGGTATTTGTGCCGACGATCATACCGCCAGTGTTTCCAACGGCTATCCCAAGCGCAGTGAGAACGCCGGTTCCCGTCGTCGTCGTGGACGGCGCGGCGCCCGCCCCGCCGCCGATCATGAGCGCATTCGCCGCCAATAAGCCAGACGATGAAAGCTGCGTCGTGCTGGAGAAGTAGGGAATTCCTCCGCTGGTCGTCGTGCCTGCAACCGTCTCTGGGAACGAAGGCATACCGCCGCCGGATCCGCAAGCCGCGCCGGCGTCCTGTATGCCGCCGGCGTTCCACTTTAGACAATTGCCTGCTGTCGGCGTGCCGTAGACCAAGGCGACGCCGCCGGTCGCATTGGCTGTGGTTTCAATCGCGTTGAAGACGCCGGACCCATAGGCGAATTGGCCCAGCACCGGCCCGGGGGCGACATAAAGGCCGTAGCCGGTTGTGCCGCTCGTCACCGTCGATCCTATCGAGATCGAGGCTGCTCCAGGCGTAACCCAGGAGGCGATGCCCGCCGTGGTGACCGAAAGCGTCTGCCCGTTCGAAGTCGGCGCGGCGGTCGGTAGCGTGAGAGTATAAGCCCCCGTCGCGCTGTTCGAACTCTGCAAGGTTACGGCGTAAGTCGACGCGGTGTTGGCGAGCGTCAGCGCGCCTTGCAGAGTCCCCTGCACGCCGAGCGTTAGACCGGAACCGTTGATCGTCCCCTCGCACACCCAAGCGTTTTGAGACGATCCCGACGAGCCCGCCGGGGCATAGCCAAAACACGTCGATCCGCCAGCGCCCGCTCCCGTTCCTCTGCCGCCCGCAATGGTCAAAGCGGAGCCCGCCGTATTGGGCGTCGAAAACACCAGCGTATCGTTGAATTGCACGCCGGAGCCGGTGATGTTGTTGCTCAGCGTGAATTGCTGGCCGGGCATGAAGATGGCGGTGACAGTCGTATTGGCCGGGATAACGCCCGAGGTCGTAGTGTCGGTCACCACCATGCCGACCTGAATTTTCTGCATGACGGCGGCGCTGGGGATCACATAAAGATCAACATTCGCCTGCCCGGCGGCTCCGGACACGGCTTGCGCCGTCACCGGAGCCGGAGCGCCGGACGCGGCAAGCGTTTGCGCAATAGGCGTGACGTTATCCGGTCCGCCGATCTGCAACAACGCAGCCGCGTTTCCGCGCGCGAAGAACGTGTCGCCGAGGAAAATCTGACCGGAGCCCACCGTCTGATTGCCGAATATAACCTCGGATTGCGCGGCGTTTAGCGCAATCGTCGACCGACCATCCCAAGTGAGGCCCTGAATTACTTGCTCTTGAGGCGTTCCGGAGGAATCTCTTGTGAGGATGTTAGGCCCCCAAACATCCTCCCAAACCGCATACATCGTATTGATGTAGCCGTTCGGAATAAGAATTTGCTGATGCGGGTTCGTGCCAGAGACATGTCCGGAAAGAGTAGAACCCAATCGCGAATATTGATTTCCCGAATTGTCGAAATATACGTTGACGCCCTTAGTTCCGCCGATGCTCGCATACAATTCAAGCAGATTGCCGTAGCCCCCGGTTGTGCTTGTATTGGTGATCGTCAGCCCGGCAGTCGCCGTCGTTCCGTCTTGGGTAAGAGCGATCCCTATGTTGTTGCCGAAAGCAAGAACGTTTCCCGGAAAGGAAGACTGATTTGGATCGGTTCCATATGTCGCCGCTAAGGATTCGAGAGTCGTTCCATTCGAATAGAGCAGGCCGGCGGTTCCGCTGACGCCGACCGTGCCGATGGTGAGATTTAGCGCCCCGGAAGCCGAGAAGCTGTCCGCCAGCGCGGTGTCTGCGCTGAGCAACAGCACGAGAGCGAAATAGAGTTTCGAGCGCATTAGAAGGTCTCCGTGATGCCGATGGTTTGAGTTCCGCTGGCGGCGATCCCGTAGATCGCCGCCGTCGTGTTGAGTGTCGCCGCCGCCCCGGCGGGGAGAGGCATGCCCGTCGCCGTCGTCACGCCGGAATTGCCGAAAAAGACCGTCGCCGAGCCGAAGTTTACGAGCGTCACAGCGATGCGGCCGGTCCCGGCCGCGCCAGTGCGCGCCGCCGCGATCTCGCCGGCCGTGGTTCCGATCGACGCCTGCGAAGTGGCGAGCGACCCCGAGCCGACCGCATTGTTGTTGACGCCGACATTGCCGACCGTGTTCGATCCAGAGGGGAGCGCCGGCAGCGCGAGCACATTGGCGTTGACGCCCTGCACATTGCCGCTCGGGGCTGCGCCCCATGCGGTCGGCGCTCCAAGCGAGGCGCCGGCGATTTGCGTGTAATTTATTGTCCAGGGACCGCCCGCCTGCGTCACCGCGCCGATGGTGTTCGACCCCGCGGCGAGCGCGGGTAGGCTCGCGATGCTGCCGATGTTCCAAGTCCCGCTTTGCGTCGCGGCGACGCTCTGTCCGGTCCAGGACACCGTCCAGGGGCCGCTCGCCTGCGTCACCGCGCCGATGGTGTTCGAGCCGCTCGCGAGCGCCGGAAGACTCGCAATGCTGCCGATGTTCCAAGTCCCGCTTTGCGTCGCGGCGACGCTCTGTCCGGTCCAGGACACCGTCCACGGGCCGCTCGCCTGCGTCACCGCGCCGATGGTGTTCGAGCCGCTCGCGAGCGCCGGAAGACTCGCGATGCTGCCGATGTTCCAAGTCCCGCTTTGCGTCGCGGCGACGCTCTGCCCGGACCAGCTCACGGCCAGGGTCGGCGCCGTGCCGATGTTGAAAGTCGGCGTCGCCGCGAAGGCCGGCAGCGCGCCGCCGAGCGTCCACGTAACGCCTGTTCCCGGCGCGACATACCAGGGCGCGCTGGCCGAACCCGCCGGGCCCTGCGTCACGGTTCCGCCGGAGCCGCCGCCCGAAAAGGATGTAATTTTATTGCCGTCGCCATCCTCGATGACGACGCCCTCGGTAATTGACCCGTCCGGGTTCTTCCATTGCATGTTTAAAGCTCCTGGTTGGACGCGCGTTCGCAATCGCGCTGGAAGAATCCAGCGCGTCGCCGTTGTTGGAATGATTGGGACCGTTTGCGGAGCTACAGCGTTTTCGAGCGAAGCGGAGGCCGCTTCGCTCGAAGAAAACGCATCAAAAAGCCGCTACGCCGTCGCGACGTTCGGCAGGAGATAATGGATCGTCATGCGCACCGTTCCGCCGGTGAAACTTCCACCCGCCGCCGTGTAGAGCACGGAGGTCGCCGCATAAAAGGGATTGGGGCCGATCAGCCCGAGATTGGTGGAGCCGGCGCTAACGCCGAGCGAACTGCCGAACTGCGAGACGTTCCCGGCGACGCCGCAACTATAGGAGGTCGCGCCGGCGATCGCCGTGACGACACGATTCGACACCGCGAGCACAATCGCGCCGCTCGGAATCTGCGCGGTCGATGTCGTGGTCGCGCCAGAGAGCGTGACCAATTGCTCAAGACAGCCGGCGGTGACGCCGCCGCCGTGCGCCGCCTGCGAAAACAGCGTCGCGGCGCTGATCGTCACGACCTCAGAGAGCTTCGCCGCCGCAAAGCCGCCGACCGTCGCGCCGTCCTGCACGACGAGGCGGTTATTGGTGGTGTCGACGACACATTCGCCCTGCGCGCCAGTGAAGGCGGCGACATTGGCGGCGGTGTCGCGCCGCAACTGAACCTGTGTGCTCATGCGAGCGTGCTCCTGGTGGTTTGGTTCGTTAGCCCCGAGGGCCGCGATCGTCATTGCGAGGAGGCGCGGCCGACAAGCAATCCAGAGCCGTAGCACGGCCCCTGGGTTGCTTCGTCGGCTCGCAATGATGGTGTCAGTGTCCGTTCGCCTGCTGGGCAAAAGAAGGCCCGCCGGTTCGCTCAGCGACGGCGGGCGATGTTATGCGGCGGCTTCGGCGGCGAGGCCGTCAGATGTTAAAATCGCATCGCGTAAAAATCGAAAACAGCTCGATCCCGCGGCCTGCGAGATTCTCCCGCGCGCCTTCTTCGCGATCGATCACCACGAGCGCCTTGCGCGCGAAGCTGGTCGGATGCTCCATGCGCATCCCTTCCATCGCCTTGATGATCGAATTTCCCGAGGTCGCCACATCGTCGATCAGCAGCGCTTCCTCGCCGCTAGACACAAAGCCGTCGATGCGCTCCAGCGCGCCATGCGCCTTGGCTTCCTTGCGCACGAAAAAGGCGTCGATCGGAAACGCCTTGATGAAGCTCATCACGGAAACGGCGGACACCATCGGCACCGCGCCGACCGCAAGACCGCCGACGCAGCGCAGATCGTGACGCTTCATGAAATCGACGACGATATCGCCGAGAATTTTCGCGCCCTCGGGAAGCATCGTCGTCTGCCGCAGCTGGAACAAATATGTGCTCTTGCCGCCGGACGAGAGCGTGAAATCGCCTCTCTTCAGCGAGTGCTGTTCGATCAACTCGCGCAGCCGCGCCCAACGCGCGTCCGAGCGCTCGATAACCGCGAAATCGGCGCGCGTCGGGGCGGAGTCGTTCATGGGGCGGGACCTCGTGGGGAGAGCTTAAGGATCGCGCGAGGCCGTAACAGTTTTTAAGCGGGCGGGCAACGTCACCCGGTCACATTCCCCAGATCAACCCTCGCGGAAACCGTCCCGCTCGCCGTGCCCCAATCGTCGGAAATCCCAACCGGCGCGCTGGCCAATCCCCAGTCCTGGTTCTGGCCAAGCTCCAGCGATGTCGTGACCGGGCCGACGACGCCCGCGCCGCTCGGGACATAGGTGTAAACCGCGCAATTCGACAAATCCTCGACGCCCCCGCCGAAGACGTTAAAACTCTGGAATTTGAGATAGATCGTCTGGCCGATGAAGTTGGACGGCAGCGCATATTGCGCCACCGCGCCGTCCAGCCGCGCGAAGGGCGCGCCCGTGGAATGCGCCGCCGCCGTCGTTCCATACATGCCGCGCGGAAGGCCCGCGAGGTTGTATTTATAGGTCGCAGTCAGCGTCGCGCTGGCGAAGCCCAAAAGTTCGCCGTCGACGAGACATAGCGTCTGCCCCGCCTGCGCCGCCGCCTGCGTCGCGGTGGTGAGCGCGCCGGCGCTTTCGGTGAGATCGACGCTCAGCGTGTCGGCTGTGTCGTAACCCGTCGCCAAAGGCAGCGGCGCGGTCAAAAAACCCTGGCGCAGCGGCGCGGTGATCGTCGTGATCTTTTGGAAGGTGAGATTGTCGAGCGAGGCCCAGACCAGTGCGCCGCCCCAGTTTGGATCGTTGACGCCGCTCGCGCCGCCCGAAGCGCCGAGCCAGATTTCTGCGGTGTTGCCGGTCAGGCCCGGCGGCGGCTCGTAGATCAACGGCGTATTGACCGGATCGGCGACCACGCCGGCGTTGATCGAGCCGCCGCCGCTGGAGCCCATCGGATTGACGGCGGGCGTCGCGACGCCCTGCGGCATTTCCTCCGCCGTCACGCTCAACTTGCCGCTGTCGTCTTCCTCGATGCTGACGATGCGGACGGAGTAATCGCTCAAGCCGAGATTGGCGTCGGTCAGACTCACAATGTCCATCCGATCGAGCAGACAAAACTCCCAGGACAGCGAGAATTTGAAATTGGCGCGCACATAGAGCCCGCGTTGCAGAATCGTCTGGGCGACCACCGACGCGACATTGAGATCGCAAATCTCATGCGCGGTGATGGTCGAGCCGACGCGCAGCCCAAATTGTTCGATCATCGCCTGATCGCGCGCCGATACAGGCGTCGCCTGATATTCCGGCAGGCCCTGCGGCTCCAATATGTCCGACGGGCCAGATGGCCCGGTGCTGATTCCAGTGCGGTTGAGCGCTTCGATCCATTGCAGATTGGGCAAGGTGAAGGGATCGACGCGCGACACTTTGATCGGATCGTCGCCCGGCGTATAGACGAGATCGGCGTCGGTGAGCGAGTAGACCGGAGTCGTGTCCGGAACGAAAGTCGCGCCATTGCCGGCGACGCTCTCGTCGCCATAGGGAATGAAACGCAGCCGATCGCCCGACCACACCGCCGCGACGTTCAGCAATTGCAGCCATCGCGTCAACACGCTCGACGCCGTTTCGGTCTGGTTGAGCGTCGGGCTGAAACACAGGCCCATAGCGCGGCAATAATTTTACAGCGACGCGCCGCCGCCGGCGCCGTAGATCGTCGTCGCGTCGAGATTGGCGCCGGGAAAGCCGGCGCCATATTGCGGGTTGAGCAGAAAATCGGCGATCACTTGCGCGGGATCGGCGTCCAGCCCGTTCGCGCCGGTGCCAAACAACGGACCCTGCACTTCGAGGTTCAGCGTGCCGATGCTGGCCGAGGCGCCGAGCCCGAAATTAGCCGCGCAGACATAGGCCGTGCCGGGATAGGCGAGGCTTTGCGTCGGATAAGTCGCGGCGAGATAGCCCCAGGGCGCCTGGCCCGCCGCTCCGTTAAACAGCGTGAGCCCCAGCGAGGAAAGCCCCGAGCCGCCGCCCGAGACGACGCCGCCCGTCGTCGTGAATTGCGTTCCGTAAGTCGACTGGCTTTGCCAGACTTGATTGACGCCGACGATCGGCCCTTCGCACAGCGCCATCATCAGATCGGCGGAATAGGTCCAGCCGGAAAGACTCCAGGTGACGCCGCCACCCCCGCCGCCGAAGATGGAGCCCTTGCCGGCCGACGCCTGCGGCGTGAACACCGGAACCGCCCGGAAATTGTCGTAAAAGAAGATGTTCACCGCGAGCTTGCTCATGCCCCACACCAGTGGAATCGGTAAGCTGTTGGTCGCGGTTTGCAGTTGCAGCCCGGTATAGGCCGGCCAAATCGCGGCGGTCTGCGGCGAGGCCTTTTTGGCGGCGAGAAAACTCATAGCGGCCCATCCACGACGCTGGCGTAAAGCGCCGTGGCGACGCGCTCCGCCATCATGGCGTTGCGCTCCACGGCTTCTTCGAGAACGATCCGCGACGGGAGCGACGCATGAATGATCGTCAGCGGGTCGAGGCGGGAAATCAGCCCGCCGTGGCTGTAGGATCGCCCGACGCGAAACAGCGTCACGTCGCCCAGGCACGGCGCCGAAACTTTGCGCGCGCGCGGCAGCACGAGGTTGAGGTAACGCTCTTCGTCGCGGTGCATGTGCCAGTCATGCGTATAGGGGCGCGGATCGAAGGGCTCCACCAGCCCAAGATCGACGAAAACGCGCACCAAGAGCATCCCGCAATCGACGCCGACGCCCTTTATGTCGGCGCAATTGTGATAAGGCGTGCCAATCCAGGACCGCGCCTCGGCGACGATTTTTTCGCGCATGTGAGGTTCCTGTGCGGAGGCGAATCCCTTCTCCCACTTGTGGGAGAAGGTGGCCCTTGCGAAGCAAGGGTAGGATGAGGGTCCGTGGGAAATAGCCAACCAAGTTGAGGCGTCCCGTCACGCCAAAGCCCGTCGCTCGCCGACAAGCGTTCTTACAGACGCCCTATGGCGGGGCGCCTTCTCCCGTAAACGGGAAAAGGAAATACGCGTCTCACACCGCCATCTGCGGCGGCGGCACAAAAGGAAATCCGCGAAAATTCACAAGATTGTCGAACTTCGTCTGGCAGGTTCCCATCGTGTGGTCGCAGCCTTGATAGACGGTGATCGCGTCGCCGGCCGCGGGCGGCTCGGGCAGCGGATACATCAGCGTCAGCGACGCGCCGGCGGCGACATATTTGACCGTCGCTATAACGCCGGCGTTGGCGCCGGAGCTGAACACGATCTTCCCCTGCAGATGCGCCGCCAGCGCGCCGGAAAAATTGATGAGGCTCGTCGTCGACGCCGCGCCGACAACTCCATTGGTCGAGAAGGCGCCCGCCGGCAGGCCGCAGCCAAGATCAAACAGCGTGTGCAGGCAGGTCGGCGCGAAGATGTTGCGGGGCATGTCGATGTCGAGCAGGACAAGCTCATTGGCGACGGTGAGTTTCGCCTTGGTGCGGCCCACCTCGTCCACGGTCGAGACGCGGCCGTAAAACAGCGTCACGCCATCGACCAGCGTCCCACCGACGAAATCGGCGAAGAACACGCGGTCGCGCCGGACCATCGCGCCGTCGAAAGCTCCGTCGCGCAAGGCGACGAGAAACTCCGCGCCGCTGGTTAAATCCCCGGGCCTTGCTGCGACGGTGATTTCCTGGCGGTCGACGTTGAGCCCGGTCGCCGCGCGATATTTGAGGCCGGACACCAGCGGGCCATTGGCGAGAAACTCTTTGCCCGCATAAACGATGGGCACGTCCGCGTTTGTATATGTGAGCGCCGTTCCGCTCATCAGCGTGAAGGTGTAGCAATCGGCGAAGGCGATTTGAATATCCGGGTTGGCGCGCGCGGCGGTCAGGAAATTTATGAGCGTGGAGGAAGCCGTCTTCATTGCCGCACGCTCCGAAATTTGATCGTCTTCGACGCCCACAGATTTTGCATGAAGTTTTCGAAGTCCTGGCTGTCTTGAAGAAAGCGGCAGACGAAGGCGTAAGTGAAGGACGCGGCAGTCACCGCGCCGCTGGCGGGAGGACTGGCGAAAGCGAGCAGATTCGGGGCAATGAGCGACCAGTTCGAAACAGCGGCGCCGTTGACGGTCACGCTCGTCACGCCGGTGACGTAAAAATCCGAATCTTGCCCAGCGCCAATCGAACGCTGCAATGTAAATTGCGTCGTCGCGCCGTCGCCCGTCGCTATCGTCTGGTTGGTCGCGGCGTTGTCGTTTGGGTCGACGTAAAGAAACGCGCCGTAAGACCCGCCGCATTGCAGATAAAGCCCCATCACCGCCTGCAGCGATTGCGCGCCGAGCCCGGGGTTGCTCGAGGCGTCCGAGGCGAGCGCGTCGAAGCCGACCTCGAATTCGTAAAGCCCTTGATACAGCGCGGTGCGCACCGTGCGCCCGGAGTCATGCTCGGCGACGATGCTCGCGGTGATCGGGCTCTTGGTCGCGAAGGTCTGGCCTGCGAGCGTCGGGAAAAAGGGAAGAGTCATGCGGCCTCACATTGCATCGGCGCTCTTCCTTTTCCACTTGTGGGAGAAGGAAGAAGCCCCTCACAGTTTCACCGTCACCAGCTTCACGCTCTTCAACCTAAACAGATTGTAAGCGAATTGCTCGAAGTCCAGCGCGTCGTCGGCAAATCGGCACAGCCACAACGCCGCGCCGTCCACGTTGACGCCAGCGCCCAATGCGGGCGCGCTCGCGAGCGTCAGGACGGGCTCGTAGCCAGGCGACAAGCTCCACGCGCCAGAGGCCAGCCCCGCGCCGTTCACGCGCACAGCCGTCAGGCTCGACACGCCGGCGAGCGGTTCCGTAAAAGCCCCGGTCGTGCGAACCATCGCAAATGCGGTCGTTGCGCCGTCGCCGGTTCCCACCGGCTGGTTCGTCAGCGCGGAAAGCCCCGGCGGCGCGAGCCAGAACGGTTGCGCCTGGCCTTGCACGCTCTCGAAGAAGCCGAGGATGTTTTGTAACTCCTGGGTTCCCGCGTCGGCGCGCAAAAAATCATAGGTCAGTTCGATCTCGTACAGCGGCCAGCGCATCTTCATGCGGCGCGACGACTTGCCTGACGCGCGCTCATGCGCGAGCGTGGAAAATTTCGGCGTAACCTTGCTCGACCAGCCCTGCCCGATCAACGTCGGAAAGCTCGGAAACGGGCCGAAGCTCGGCGCGCTTGCGGGCGTCTGCGGCGGCAAGGACGGCACTTTGCCGTTGAGCCAATGTCCGTTCTGCCAATCCGCGCCGTCCGACCAAATGTCGGTGCGCAGCGGAAATTCCGGCAGCGGGCGCGCATCCCAGCACCAGGCGAACATCAGATCGTCGGCGATCATCGGCAGGCCGGCGCTTGACGTTTGGTTATTGCCGTCCGTCGTCCAATATTGCCAGAAGGCCTGCAGCGCGGTCAGCGCCAGCGTCGCGTCGATCAACGGCGCGGATTTGGCGGCGTTCCAGATCGACCAGAACGGCGCGCCGCCGGAGACCGACTGCGGATCGTAAAACACGTTTTCTTCATTGCTGCATCGATCCGAGGTCGGAAAGCCATATCCGAGAAAGCCTATGCTTTTCGACTGCGGAACCCATTGCGTCTGCGGCCCGCGTGGAATGGTCCCCGCGCCGTCGCCGGCGTCGTAGACGGCTTGATGCGTGTTGAGCCACCACCAACGCAGCATCTTGAAGGCGAACAGTTCTTGACCCGCGTAATAAGGATTGCGCGCCTGCGCCAGCCGATCGCCCTGCGGCGCGGTCACATATTGCAGCGTGCCATTGGGATCGAGCGTCACCGAGGATGTGTAGTCGCCGTACCAGTAGTGATATTTCTCTCCGCCCTCGATATTGGCCTTCAGATAATCGACCCGGTGAACATCGGGCGCGCCGGTGAGGCCGAAGCCAAGCGTCGTCGGGCTGGCGAGCGGCCAGGAGGTCGGCGGCGGCAAGCGCCAGTTTTGCGCGTCGAGACCGCCCTCGCCGGTGGTCCAATCCGACAGCGGCATGTAACTGTCGATCGACACGAAATCGATGTTGGATGACGCATATAGCGTGTCGAGATGCGGGAAGATTCCCGTGACGCCCGAATGCTGCGCGCCCATCCATTGCGACCAATCGGCGGAATAGGTGATGAGGTTTTCGCGCGCCGCGAGATTCTTCGTAAAGCCCGCCGCGTCGAACACCGAGCGGCAGTCATTGGCGAGCGTGACGAGCCCGGCGACGAAGGGATAATCCCACACCGCATTGCCGCTTCCATCCGTCGTTCCTGCGGGCGTCCAAGCGGGGCCGCGTATCGCCTCCAGCCCGCGCAGCTCCGAACCGAAGGCGAAGAGATTGACGCCGCCGGCGAGCGCCGCGAGATTGGCGTAATGCAGCACGAAGCGGCGGTAGGTGAAGTCGAGCACATTGCCGGAGTAATGCACGGTGAGATTGGTCGCGTCGCGCGTAAACTGCGAGGTCGCGGCGGTCCCCAGAAAACTATTCACCACTGTCGTCGCCGCGCTGGAGACGTCTGGCGAATAGGTGACGAGGCCGCGCCAGGGCTTGCCGGTCACGTCCATATTCATCATCAGATAAAGCGCGACCTTGAAGCCGCGATTCTTTAGCTCCGCGATGCAGCGCACGACCGATTGATCGGACGGCGTGCCGCCATAGGCGGCGTGAACGCCGTCGGGCCGACTGATCGGAATGAGGCCTGACGTGGCGAGCGTCACATCGGAGACGCGCCAGGAATCGGTTCCGCCAGCGGTCGGCTCGAAGGCGCCGACCTCGCCGTCAAAGAAATAGGTCGTAGCCGGATAGACCTGGCAAGCTGAGGCGTCGAGCGAGTTCCCCAGCCATTGCACGACCAGCGCGACGCTATTGCAATTGGGCAGCGTCGCCTGCAGCTGATCGAGCGCATACATCACATCGGTGCGCGTGCCGCCCGGCGCGTGATAGGTGTTGATCGGCACAAAGGTCGAGGACCCCGGCTGCATTCCGCTGTACGCCATCGTGTCGTATACGAACTCGCCCGACGCCGGAATGAGGTTTATCGCGGAGAGATAGGGGAGGTCATGCGGGCCTCGATTGGTCGTCAGCGACGCGAGGGCAATGGAAGCAGAGGACGCGCATGCGGACGCAATCAACCGCGTTCTTTACGAAAACTGGCGGCGGGTCGTCAGGTCAGTTCGCTGCGTACGCCAGCCATTTTAGAGGCAAGTCGCCATAGCCGTGCACTAGGGTTCCAAAGAGTATGAGAGCGACGCCAATCACGCGTTCGGCGACAACATCGTGCATGACGCCGGGACGCGCGACCTTGTGCGCATCTCTTTGCTGCTTGAGCAAATGCGCGGGCGAGTGGCCCGCAAGCGGCTGGCCGGAAAGCGGACGACTGACGGCTTCGACCAAACCCTCGGGCATCTGACGATCAACGGCGTCCTTAAATCCGGTGCGAAAGAACGGTTGCGCCGTTACGACGACGCCTAAAGCAGTCAAGGCGGCGCCAAATCGCGCGCCGATCGCCGGATCGTGAGTCGCCATGAACCAAGCGACATGACCCATGCCCGCCACGATTAAAATTACCAGATAGACCACCCAAAGCCACCAATGTCGCGTCACGTTTGCGTTTCCTCAAGAGAAAATCAAATGCGCCGTCGCCCCGTGTTCGAACGCATGCGGGAGACGCAGCATAGCGCGCGGGGCTATGGCGGCGATAGAAGCGGAAACTACTCACATGCGGCGCCCGCGCCAAACGGCGGCGATCTCTCTGGAATAGATGAGCGCGAATTGCCGGCTCAAGTCGGATTTAAGCCCCGCACGCCAAGATGCAGGCCGTCCTGCACATGGCGGCCGACCGCTTTCATGATCTCGCGGCCATTGCCCTGCAGAAAGCTCGCGACGCCCTGCGCGTCGAGCGCGTGGACGTGGAAATTCACCGGCGCGTGCACCTGCGGCGCGCTGTCGCTGCGTGCCTCGCCGTTGTTGACGAAGCTGCGGAAGGCGTCGCCCTGCGAAGCGGTCATCACCAGTTCGTTCTTGTGCACCATCGCGAGCTGGTCTTGCGGAATGTTCCAGGCGCCGATGTCGAATGAGGCGATGCTCGCCGCACCGGCCACGGTCGCCTGCGCCGCCGCCGGACCCGCCGCCGCCGGCCCCAAGAGCGGCGCCATGAAGCCGAACACGCCTGCGAAAGCCTCGGCGGATGACGCCATGATGCTTTTGATCACCGCCGCCGCCTTGCCGGCGATGTCGGCGACGCTTCCCGCCGCCTCGCTCGCCGTGCGCTCGGAGACGCCGAGCTGCGTCGCGGCCGTCATCGCCTGTTCGCCCATCACATGCGTCGCGATGTTCTTCGCTATGTTCATCGCGAAACTCGCCACCCATTGCGTCCCCATATTGACGAAATATTGCGTCGCCTGAACCGCCATCTGACGCACGCCTTCGCGGAAATTCATTGTGTGCTGCAACAGTCCCATGATGCCGGAGCTCATCGACGAACCGATCCTGCTCGCAAGGCCCTGCCAGATTTTGTTCTGCTCCTCGGCGGCCTGATAGGCGAGTTGCAGCATCTGCTTTTGATGCGTCGCGTCGAGCGTTGCGATCTTGTTCAGCGCCTGCTGCTTTTGTCGGACGCTCTGATCGGCGAGCCCCGCCTCTTGTTCGAGCAGCGCGCGTTGCGCCTCATATTCCTCTTGCGTCGCGGCCTTCACCAGCGCGATTTTTTCGCTCTCGCTGATGTTCTTGAGCTTCGCCTCGCCGTCGAAGATCGTCTTCTTGATCGCGAGCTGCTCTTGCAGCGCCTTGATCTCGCCGTCGATGCGCGTCTTGGCGGCGCCGGCGTCGTCGCCGAGCGCGGCGAAGGCGGCCGAGGCGGGCCACAACGCGCCGGTCAGCCCGTCGCCGATGGCGATCGACATGCGCGAGAAAGCCGCCGCCGCCGGCGCGGCCTTTTGCGCAGCTTCGCTGACGCCCTCCGAGAGCTTTTTGAGGTCCGGCGTCACCGAGCCGACCGCGCCGCGCACATCGGCGAGTCCGTCCTCCAAATCGTCGGTGTCGGCGCTGAAGCGGATCGTCACATCGTCGACCATGGGCGGATTTTCCCTTTTTGCGTCGCGCCGGAATTGGCTTGGATTTTATTGTTTTAATTTGAGACCCCACAACCATAGAGTGGTATAATTTCAATAGGTCAATGATTCGCCAAACCGCGAGAAATGCATGCATGCCACTATTATTGCTGCTTCTTGCCCTCATCGTCAGCCCGCTGCATGCACAACCTGTTCGTGCAGACATCTTGTATAATCCCGCCGTGACGCAAGAGACCGTCGAAACGACGATTTGCGTTCCCGGCTGGACGAGGGGGGCGCGGCCCTCCTCGTCCTATACGCGGCGCGTAAAAATCGCGCTGACCCGCGAATTGGCGATTCCCCAAGAAATGCTCGGCGACTTCGAACTCGACCACCGCATTCCGCTCAGCCTCGGCGGAGCGCCCTACGAGCCGAGCAATCTCGAGCTGCAGCCGTGGGACGAGGCCCATGAAAAGGACCGCAAGGAAGCCTGTCTCGCCCGCGCGCTGTGCGCCGGACAACTCGCGCTGGACGAGGCGCGGCGGCGCATCTGGAGCGACTGGCGCAATGTCGGCGCTGAGTGCGACTGACGCGCAAAGCCATGGCTGGTCTTTCGCAGAGGCCAAACAATATTTACCCTTTGACGCCTCAGCTTATCCTCGGCTTTTGGAGATCATCGATATGAGCCCCTATCCAATCCTTGTCCTGGTCGGCAGTCTTCGCCGCGACTCTTACAACCGCAAGCTGGCGGACGCGCTCGTGAAACTGGCGCCCGCAGAGTTTTCCTTCCGGCAGGCGCAAATCGGCGATCTGCCGCTCTACAATCAGGACGACGACGCAACGCAAGCTGCGTCCGTAAAGCGGCTGAAAGGCGAGATTCGCGCCGCCAGGGGCGTTTTGTTCGTGACGCCCGAATATAATCGTTCGGTTCCCGGCGTGCTCAAGAACGCCATAGATCATGCGTCGCGCCCTTATGGCGACAACGCCTTCGCCGGCAAGCCCGCCGGCGTCATCGGCGTCTCGGTCGGCGCCATCGGCACGGCCTTGGCGCAGCAGCATTTGCGCAACATTCTCGCCTATCTCGACGCCCCGACGCTCGGTCAGCCCGAGGCGTTTATTCAGGCGAAGGAGGGCCTGTTCGACGCAGACGGCGAGATCGGCCCCGCCAGCCGGCAGTTTTTGCAGGCTTGGGTGGACCGGTATGTCGCCTGGGTGAAGAAGCACGCGGGTTGAGGCGGGGCGCTTTCAACGCGCATCGCGCATCCCTAAATCTTCCCCTCCGGAAACATCGCCTTTAAGCTCGCCATCGCATCCCGCGGCGGCGCGGTCGGTTTGAACACGCCGAGCCCCACAGCGATCGCCCGCACCAGCACATGCGTCGGCGGAAACTCACGCCAATAGGTCTGGCGCGCGAAGAGGCGTGGGAAGGTGAGGTTCGCCTCCAGCGCGTCGTCCCATCGCTCGCCGGAACATTGGCAGTAATGGGCGATCAGCCGGTCGAAGAATTCTGGGGAGCCGTCGCAGGTTTCGCCGTCTCCCCCAATGTTTCCCCCAAAACTTGTCCCGCGTCTTCGGCCGGTTTGAAGAAGCCCGTCTGGCGCGTGACGACGCCGAGCGCCGCGACGAGCTCCGGCGTCGAGGCCGGCAGGTCCAAGAAACTCTCGCGCGACAGCTCGGGATAGGCGCGCGTCAGCGCGGCGTGGACGACGGCGATGATCGCGTCGTAATTTTCCTCCGAGAGCCGCGCCATCGCCGAAGGCTGGCCGCTCTGCATCTCCTGCAACACTGGCATGAGGCGCATCAACGCCGGCACCACGACGCGCGCCTGGCGCATGGCCAGCACGGGCACGAACCATTCGCGCCCGGCAAGCGTCACAACCAGCGCGCCGGCGCAATCGATTTTGGGATCGGGATTCATGGGAGCGCCTTAAATTGCGGTGTTAAATTGGGCGATGTTGTTTGACGCATTGCCGAAGGCTTCGAAATCCATTTCGGGTATCGTGAAGTCTTCGAGCTTGCTGGCCAGCGAAAGCTTCGACGAGATGCAGCTGAAAAGCCGCAGCGACCATTGTGCGCCGGCGACATTGGGGTTGGTTTGATAAAAGTCGATCTGAAAGGTCGGCGCCACGCCCATCAGCTTGTTGGAGATCACCGCCTTCGAGCCTGCGACGGATTGCGTATAGCTGTATGTGATCAGCACGGCCTTGCCGGCGTCGGCCGAGCTGAACGTGTAGACGCCGCTGGCGACGCTATATTGCCCGGCCGCCGGGCTGCTGGCGACGGGCGTCAACTGCAGTCCGCTCGACGCATAGGCGACGCCGAGGTTCTCGTCGAAATTTGCGGCGTTGGCCACCGTCGCGGTGTAGGGCGAGGCGGCGCCGACGGTGACGCCTTCGTTATAAGACCAGAGCGTCTGGCCGGTCGCCGGCGTATTTCCAAAGAAAATCTGGTTGAGCACGGGACCGTCGATATTGGCGAATTTCGCTTTGCCCGAGGCTTTGCCGGCGCCGCGCGCCACCGCGACAGGAAACTGATATTGCCCCATCAGCGACTTCATCGAAAAGGAAAAATCGACCGACACATCCTGCAAGGTTCCAAATTGCAAGGGTCCGGCGGCGGTCGTGCCGATCAAGACGCCAGAGCCGAAAGCGAGCGAAGTGTTGTTGGACATGGGTTTGGTTCCTTAAGGTTCATGCGTGGAATTCTGATCATGGGCGCGTCCTTCACCCACTCGTGGGAGAAGGGAGAGCGCCTCACAGCGCCAATATCTTCAGCGGAACCCACAGCAGGCCGTCGCCGTCGAGATCGCCAGGGTCTTTCAAGACCGCGCCGTCGATGCGGCAATGCGAGACGAGGCCGCCGAGCGTCTGGCGGTAGCTCGCCGTCGGCGCCGGTTGCAGCGCGGCCTCCAGCGCGTCCATTATCGTGTTGAGCGCGCTCGCGGGAATGGTGTTCCTGTCGCCGGCGTCGATGTAAATGAACAGGTCGACGCTCAGCGTCGTCTTTGGCGGCAACGCCTCGCTTTGATAATTTTGCTGCTCGCGATGCTCGGCGATAAACAGCGCCGGGCGCTGCGACTTCGGCACGTCGGACCAAAGTTTCAGTCGCCGCGAGACGGAGACGAACCCCGTCTGGCCATTGACCGGTTGTGCGAAAACGACGCTCTCCAACAAGGCGACCAACGCCGCCATCACCGTTTCGCGCGCGACATTCATGTCTCTAACCCTTCGCTAACCGCTTCGCTCAGCGCCTCTGCAATCTCGTCCTGCATTTCGTCCAGCGCGGAGCGCATGAAGCTGCGTTCGGGCAGATTCATGTGGCGCGAAAAGGCGCGCACGAAGATCGTCTTGGGCGCGATCGACTTGCCGAAGGCCTGTTTGATCGTGCGGCTGTGCGCCGCTGCGGTCTCGTCGCCGTCGAAGCCATATTCCTGCGCGAAGGCGTATTTGACGCCCGCCGAGAAGACGCTTGCGCCGGCGTTGTCGACGCTTGCCACTATCGATCCCTGCAACGCCCCGCTGCGCGCGCGCAAAACTTCGCCGCCGAGCTTGTCGCTTTTGATTTTCTCCACCAGCCGATCGGCGAGATCGTCGATCTTGTCTTTGAGCGCCGCGCGGATCGCGGCGGGCATGGCCTCGAAGCGCCTCGCGAGTTCCGCCACGCCTTCGATGTCGACGTTGAGCATGGGCGCGCCTTAATTCGCGATGATCCTGCGGAAATTGATCAGCGACTGCGCGACGAAATCCGGCGTCGCCTTGTTCTGATAGGCCGTCGTCTCCTGGCCGCCGAGACTCTTGCTCGTCATGCCGATGCGGTCCTTGTATTTGTAACGGTCGGCGACCCATTCGAGCGCGCATTGCTCCAAATCGGCCGGGATGTAGCCATAGGAAATCAGCACGGAGGCGCCCGCGTCCGCGGCTGCGAATGTGTAAACGCCGGCGCTCGCCGAATATTGGCCCAGCGAGGGCGTCCCCGAAACGGGCGTCATCGCCGCGCCGCTCGCATAAGCTACGCAGGTGTCGACCGCCCAATTGCCGTAAGGCCCGAGCGCCGCAACCTCAAACGGCGTCGTCGGAACCGTCCACGCCTCGCCGACGATCTCGTAGCCGGCGCGATAGGAGACGACGACATTCTGCCGGCCCTTGCGGAAGACATGCGGCCCGCGCAAAAACAGCTGCTGCATCGCGCCGGGGGGCGCGTCGTCGCTTTGCTCCAGCACATAGCCCGGCGTTGGATAGACGCCCGCGACCATCAAAGGCGCCGGCGGAATCGCCTTGCCGTCGACGACTAGGGAAGAGATCGCGCCGACCGGCCAGTTGCGCAGCAACAGCTGATCGCGCCCGGTTCCGTCGTAGGCCTCGGTTACGTTGGTCGGCAGCACGAAAGAGCGGTTGATGTAGTTGTATATGCCCCGGCTGATCTGGGTAATCAGCGCGCCGAGCAGCGCGTCGTCGTCGTTTGTCACGACGCCAAGCCAGTTCTTCACCGCGCCAAGCGCAACGAGATCGCCGGTGGTCATGGTTGCGTGCTCCGTTGTTTGTCGTGGCGCGGCGCTCCCTTCTCCCACTTGTGGGAGAAGGGACGCGCCTCGCAAACGTCACCCGTTCGCAATGTTGGAAATGACCGCGAGCGACGGCGGAAAATAGTGCTGCAAAACTTCGTCCGCATAGACGCCATATTCGTAGCGGCGCGTGCGCAGCGGCCATTCGATTTGGTAGTAATCGCGGCGCGTTCTGATCTGGAACACGTTGCCGACGCCCGACAGCGGATAGGGAATGCTGCGCGCGGTCATCAGAATCGTGCCGGCCGGCAGGTTGGGATGCACGCGGATGTCCAGCGTCGAGCCGCCGCTCATCGAGAAGCGGTTGAGATAGGTTCGCACCATCACGCCGCCGCCGATAGCGTCCTGCGCGGCGTTGAACACGAAGCGCTGCGCCGAGTTGACGGCGCCGCCGAGAATCTTCTTCGAGATGTTCAGCGCCTCCTGGCTGTTCACCCAGATCGTGTCGGGCGAGAGGCGATAATTGTCCCACATCGATTTGAGCGCCGCATCGATCTCGACGACGCCGCCCGCGCCATCCGCCGTCAAAGGCGTGCCGACGCCCGAGGTCCCGCTCGCTTGGGCAGCGACATAGGCGCCCGAACCCGGCTTCAGCGCGATGGTGAGCAGCCCGTCGAACACCAGCGTGTTGTTCGACCAGTCGGCGCCGGGAAGCGAAGCCGCCGTCTGCGTCCCCGCGGCAGTCGCTGAAATGCTCACCGAATTGATCGAGGTGATCGCGCCCAAAACCTCCGAGCCGGCCGCGCCCCAGAACCAGGCGTAGCCGAGCGCGCCGCGCACCGGCGTCACGCTCGCCGCGACAACGCCCGAAGGGCCGGTGACGGCGACCGTGGCGTTCACTGATTTCTGCGCAGCGCCGCCGCCGAAGATGTCGGTGGAGCCGTCGGCGTTGGTGCGGGTGATCTGCGACTGCACGCCGTTCAGCACCGAGCCGTTGATGAAGCCGTCGAGCGACAGCGCCACGACGATCACCGACAGCGTGCCGGAGGCGAGCGAACCGCCGCTAGCCGAAGCAGTCAGCGTCGGGGTCGGCGTCACGCCGAGCGGCAGCGAATTATTGCCGCCTAAGATCAGCGCCTCTTCGCCGATCATCGTCGCCTGAAGCCCGCGCAGGCCCGCCTGGGCGCGCACGTCGTCGAAGCCGAGGCCGGCGTATTCGGCTTCGAAATCGACGCTGGTTTCAAGGCCGATGCCCTTATAGGAGGCGAAGAAATCGGCGGTGGTCACCGCCTGCACGCCGGCGCGATTGCCGCCGGAGACGCCGAGCCGCAGCCCGGTGGTGTTGATGCCGGTGATGGCGCGCCAATTGGCCTGAATGCCGCCGCGGCCTGAGACGCGCGGCGTCTCGTTGCGCAACGGCGTCAGCACGGGCGCGAGAAACTTCGCGCCGGGTTCGAGATCATAAGACGCGAGGCCGTCGGTCGGGCTGGTCGGCTGCGTAAAAGTGCTCTTTTCGAGCCCGAAGGCGAGCAGGCGCGGATCGCCCTGCGGCAGGCTCTGCGATTTGCGAATGGCTTCGAGAACTTCATGCGTGGTCTGTTGGATGGTCATGAGGGCAGTCCTGATAGGAGGTGGATTCGCCGTCTCCGGCGCGGTTGTCTCTTCCTTCTCCCACTTGTGGGAGAAGGTGGCTCCGCCATAGGGCGTCTGTAAGGACGCCCGTCGCAAGCGACGGGCTATGGCGGAGTCGGATGAAGGGTTCTTTCGGCGACAGCGACGGTGCGAAGACGGCCGATTTTCAGTGGGACGCAGCGAAGAAAGATGCGGGGCGATCGCGACATCTCTCATCCGACCTCGCTTCGCGAGGCCACCTTCTCCCGCAGGCGGGAGAAGGTGGCCGCCCCTCACCGCGTCATCGGCCTATCTACGAGAACGGCGGACAGGCGTTTCGCCTGCGATTGTTCCCCGCTCGTATCGCTCTACATCAGCAAGAGCGCCCATCGCGGCGCGCGAGCGAGAGGGCGAGACATGCACGACATGATTGTGATTGGCTATCCCGACGCGAAGGCCGCCGAAGCTGCGCGCGACGCGCTGTTGGCGCTGCCGCGCGAAGAAATCTTTCGCATATCCGAGGTCGTCGTCGCCGCGCGCGACGAGAAGGGCGCGATAAAACTCAGCCATATCGTTCACTCCGGGGCCTTGAACCTCGGAACGGGCACGATGTCGGGACTGCTGATCGGACTGCTCTTTCTGCATCCGATTTTCGGCGTTCTCGCGGGCGCCGCGGCGGGCGCCGTCGCCGAGGGCTTGAGCGGCGCCGGCGTCAGCGAGGAGTTCGTCAAGGAAGTCGACGATGTGCTGAAGCCGGGTCGGGCGGCCCTGCTGTTGGAACGCAACGTCGCGACGAACCACGAAATCGACGACCGCGTCGTCGCGAAGCTCGCCGCTTCCGGCGGACGCTTGCTCAAGACAAGCCTCAAGGCTTCGCTCGAATATAAGCTTCAGCTAGCCCTCGAGGTGGCGCGACATCGCGCGCGGGACGAAGCGACGCCCCGCGTGCGCTCGGCCACCGGGTAGCCGTCCTCACCGCAGCGGCTGCGGCTGGCTTTGTGCGACTTTGATCAGCAGCGCGGCGCGTTGCTCGCCGGTCATCGCCGCGAGCGTCGCCGCTATGTCCTCGAAGCGCACGTCCGCGCCCTTCTCCACCGCGCGCGTTCCCGCGAGCAGCGGCGGCGGCAACGGCTGGCGGGCGAGCTCCTCGACGCGCTGGCTGAGCTTTTCGAGGCGCGGCGCGAGTTCGCCGAGCAGGGCCTTTTGCGCGTCGCGCTCCAGCCGCGCCGCCTTCAACGTCTCGGCGATCTTGGCGAGATCGCTTACGGGCGCGGCTTGCTCCAGAGGCGCCGACGGCTGTTCTCCGTCTTCGTCGTCTTCGGAGATTTCCGCGACGACGAACGCCTTCAGCCGCGCGATAGCGTCTTGCAGCGCTTCGATCTGCCCGTCGTCGTCCTCGCCCTCGGCGATTTCGGAGGCGAGCACATCGAACACGATCTGCAGCGCGGCGATGGCGCGGCCGGCGTCGAAGGCCTCTTGCCCGAGACATTTGCGCAAACACTCAAGCGCCTGCGTCTTCCGCGTCGGCGCGGCTTTATCGAGATCGCTTTCGATGCGGTCCAGCGCGCCCAGCATCGGCTCGGCGCTCGCGAGCAGAGCCTGATGCGCCATCGCCTCGGCCTTTTTCTTGAACGTCTTGCCGTCGCCGGCGAGCCACACCTGCTCGACGGCGTTGTCGAAGCCCGTGAACTTCATCGTCTCGACGGCGCCATCGGCCTTTATCATCGAAAATGTCGCGCTCGGCAGACAGGGCAGATCGACCAGCGAGATTTCAGCGGGGGAAGCGGTGTAGCGCGTGAGGCTCGGGTTGGTCTCGTCGGGCCAGCGCTTCACATAGCCTCCGCCCTGGCTGAATCCGGTGTAGACGCCCGCCTCCACCTTCGCCCATTCGGCGTCGTCGACGATTTTCGCGCAGACTTCGATCTGCTTGGCGTCATCGTTGAAATGGATCGCCTCGACGCGCCCGGCCGCCACCTTGCCGTGCATGGCGCGCAGATTGCCCAGACTCTTGCCGCCGCTCGCCTTGCGGAACTCCTCCGACCATTTCTGGTAATAGGGCTTGGTGCTGGCGTAATCGCAAACCTCATTGCCGCGATCCGGCGTTTCGGCGGTGACGACGCCGTAAACGAGCCGCTTGCCCGCGTCGACCTTGGTGAGCGGAATGAACATCTGCAACTGCGTCATCTCTGTGCGTCCTTAAAGAAAAAGGCCCGCGCGAAGCGAGCCTTGTCAGCTTGGATTGTTGAGCGGGCGAGAACGGCGGCCGAGCCGTCAATGCGAGGAGCGTTAGCGACGAAGCAATCTTAGGAGTCGCGGGAGGCCTCTTGATTGCTTCGCTTCGCTCGCAATGAAGAGCTCTCATCGACTGTTGTCGGCGGAGCCGAGTCTTACCGCGCCGTATCGCGGGCGCGGCGCGCGAGTTCCGGTTCGACGAGGCCGTGCCTGATGAGCCATGTTATCGCGCGGCTCCAGGACTCGTCGGTCTCGCCGCGATAATCCGTTTGCGACACATTGAGGAACTCGCCGGTTTGGGCGTCGCGGATACGAAATTCGAGGTTTTGCTCCATCACGCTGATCTTGCGAAAGAAGCCCAAGAAAGACATATCGGCGCCGAGCGCACGGGCGATGTCGGCCTCGCAGCCGTTGCATTTGCGCAGCCAATGCGCCTTGAGCCGCTCGTCGTTCGAAGCGCTGGTATCGACCAGTTCGAACAGACCGGATTGCGCGAGCTGCTCGCGCGCCAGCGCGCTCACCCGCTGCAGCCGCTCGGTCTCGACCGCGCTTTCGCCGGCAAGCGGGCCGCCGGCGCTGAAATCGTCGAGTTCGAGATCGAAGACCGCGAGCTTGATCGGCTTGGCGATCGGCCTGACGCCCTCGGCCCGGCCAAAGCCCGCGCCAAGCGCCAGGGCGCAGAACAACGCGGCGGTAAGGAAGAGCCGCGAGAACGCGCCGGCTTTCGCGGATAGTTTCAT